AACGCGGTCTTGTCGCCCGCCGTGACGCGTGCGCGCATGTAGCGGTCTTTGCGCGCGCGCGTGCTGACCTTGATGCTGTTCTTGAGCGCGCCGGACTTAACGGGCACGTTGGCCTGCGCGGCGCGCTTGATTTCGTTCGCGCCCGCGCGCAGTGCGCCGCGCATGATGTTCTTTTCGATCTTGGCGGGCAACTCGTTCAGGGCGCGCTTGAGGTCGGCCAGGCCATGGATGCGGATTTCAGCCATTGGTGCGCTCCGTGCAGTCGAACACCAGCCACTCGCGCCGTTCGTCCGGGCAGCGCGGCAGGCCGACGATGCCGAAGGCGCGCGCGCCGAACACGATGCGCCAGGAACCATGCGCGGCGGCCAGCGCGGCAGTCCAGCGCACGGTGATGACGTGGGTCTGGCCGCTTTGCGTCTGCGCGGCGGCCACGCGCTCATTGCTGCCCATGGGACGGATGGCGGCCCACACGGTGGCCACGTCGTCAAAACCGCCGCTGCCGGGCACGGGCTGGCCGTAGTCATCCACCGAATTCGTCGGTTGCTGGAACGTGACCCTGTGGTTTAGGCGCCCGGCTTGCATCAAGCGTACACCTTGTAAGGCTGCAGCAAGTGGTCAGCGCCGTTGGGCAGCGCGGACACAGACGCGCCCACCACGACATCTTCACGATTGGCGTACAGGTGCCCCACGGTCAGCAGCACGGCGGCCTTTATCTGGTCGTTGACTACGATGCCATCGAATACTTGGCGGTAGGCCACCAGGGCGCCCATGTAGGCGTTTTCTGCGGCCTGCAGGGCCGCCGCTTTTTCGTCTGCGTCGGTCAATGCTTCCGCAGCGGTAACGGCGGCCTCTTTGGCGGCAGTGGCGGCGGTGAGCGCAGCCGGGGCAGCAGCCATCGCAGTCTGCAATGCCGTGTTGTCGGCGTACACGCCCCTGTCCATGGCCTTGATGGCGGCATGCTCTGCGGCGTTGATGTAGAGGCCGATCAGGGCGTCTTCATCGGTGCCGTCAACCCGTAGGTGCAGCTTGGCCTCGGCCAGTTGGACGAAGCTCATTTGTTCTCCGGCGCGGCCTTGTGGGCCTTGGTGCTTGCGGGCTTGGATGCCTTTTCTTTTGGCGCTCCATCCGTGGCCCAGCCTTCGGCCAGAGCAACGGCGATCATTTCTTGATCGTTGGCATCGACCTCCTGCCCGGTCACGTAGTCCGCGCGTCGGCAGCCGCCGTGCCAGTAGGTGAAGTCTTTGATGATGGTGAGTTTCATGGGAGTGCCAAAAGAAAAGGCCCCGAAGGGCCTTGGTTTACGCTGCAGCGATCTTCAACAGCTTAATTGCTTGCGTGTTGCGCAGCTTCCCCCCCACGCGCTTGCGCACGTAGAACTTGACGAACCCAGGGGTGGTGATTTCGTCACGGGTGATGCGCATGCCAACGCGGTCGGCGATCAGGTAGCCTTCCTTGAAGTCGCCGAAGGCCAGCGGGAAAGCGCCCGCGCCGACTGCTGGCATATCCTCCGCTTCGGTGATGCCGTAGCCCATGAAGGTCGCAGGCTGGCCCGCAGTCAGGGCAGGCTGCCACAGGTATTGACCGGCAGTGTCCTTGTATTTGCGCAGATCAGCCAGTACCAGCTTGGACGTCACCCACTGGGCGTTGTTGCGGTAGCGAGCGCGCAGCGAGTAAATCAGGTCATAGAAGATGTCAGCACTGGTTGGCAGGGCCGCAGCTTGACCAGAAGCGATGTATTGCAGCGTGCCAAAGGCGCGAGCAGCATCAGCAGTCACAACAGGCACAGGGCCGGCCAGGAACCCTGTGGGCTTCTTGGTGCCGTTGCCGCTGATAAACGCCACGCCTTCGCCTTGAGCGATGGCTTCAGCGGCAGAGCTGATAAGCCAGTTCTCAACGTCGAAGAACAGGTCATCCAGAGATTCCTCGGAGGCTTGCGGTTTGGCCGATGCCATGCCGAAGGTGGGCGCGACTTCGGCCAGGTCTGGCGTGTTGGTCTGGTTGCGAGTGTCGGTTTCGCCAAGCCATTCGAAACCAGCGCCGTTCACGTCGAACAGTTCCTTGTAATCAGGGCTGCCGACAGTGCGAACGGTGGCAATCTGGCGGATCGGCGAAATGTCCACCGACAGGCGGGCAATCTGGCGCTCGATGATCTCGGGCAGTGCGAAGCCGCCAGCGGAGCCGGTCGAGGTGACGGTCTGCGTGGCGCGGGTTTCGCGGCCATCGCGGTTTTTGGCTTCCAGTTGCTTCGCTGCGGCGGCGGCCTTTTGCTGGCGCTCGTGATCGTTGGGCGCGCGCATCCAATCAAGGAAGGCATGGCGGTATTCCACCGCTTCCTTGCTCTCGCCTTCTTGGCGACCAGCCTCACCGGCACCAGGGCGGGCCAGTTTGGTTTCCATCTTCTCCAGCTTGGTCTTCATCTCGCCCAGGCTGTCGATATGGGCATCGATCTTGGCGAGTTTGGCGTCGAATGCTTCGGTCGAGGCGCCGGACTTCACGGCCTCAATGCGGGCGTCGTTGGTCTTTTTGTATTCGTCGAAGGCCGTGGCGATCTTGTCCAGGGCATCGGCCACGGACTTGACGCTGGGTTCGTCGCGCTTTTCGTAAGCGCCGACAGCTTGAGCCTTGGCGGCGAAAGCAGCCATGTGAACGGCCATCACGGCCAGGAGGGTGTTTGCTTTACGCATGGTGGTTCTTTCTTAGGATGTGAGGGAACGGAGCAGCCGGTCGGCTGCCTTCATTGCCACGGCGGTCGAATTCGCAGAATCACTCCGCACTTCTCCCATCCGCATGACGCGCGACACAAAGGCCGTCGCGTCGCTTTTGCTGAACCCGGCATCACGCAGGGCTTTTTCAGCATCTTTTGGAGTCGCCATTTCGTCGGCAGACTTCACATTCGTAACCCGCGCCTTTTCGTTGGCGGGGAAAGTGACCAGGGAGACTTCCCACAGGTCAATGGCCGTGAGGGTGCGCACTTCCGTATCACGGTCGTAGGCCCATTCCTTGGGCATAAACCCGATGGACAGGCCGTTGAGCGCGCCCATCTTGAGCAGGGCGTGAGCCTCTTTGCCCTTGACGGTCTCCATGGCGAGCTGGCCCTTGATGCGCAGGCCCTTTTCGTCTTCGACCATCTCTGTCCAGACGCCGATAGGCTTGTCTGCATCGTGCTGCCAGAGCATGGCGGGCATGGTGCCTGCTGCCTTGTGGTCTTTCAGGGACTGGATGAAGGCGCCCTTGGCAATCACGTCGTCGTAGTTGTCGCGCACGCCGAAGACAGAGCCATATCCTTCCACAGTGCCATCTGCACCAATGGCCTTTAGTTCAAATCCAACGTCGAGACGCTTGGTTTGCATGTCAACCTCTCAAAAAAAGGATTTCATCGCGCCGATTCCTGCGGCGACGTTTCGAATAATCGTGCGTTGGCCTATAGCCTCGCGTCCAGTTTGCGCCGCCGCTTGGGCCGTTTTCTGGCGGCTGTGCCATTTGCCCCCAGGCATTGCCCCAGGCAAGCCCGAAACTGCGCCCCCAGACGCTGGACATTTATGGCCCCCAAGGGTCTGACGCCGTGCCAGAGCCGATGCGGTCGAACCAGCCCAGCCATGCGCCGTCGTGAATGCGCGGGCAGTGGACGGCGTTGCGGCTGAAAAATTCCTTCTCCACCGCCACCAGGCTATCCCCGGTCAGGCAGGTAGCCAGGGGTTTGACGAGGTAGGCGCAGTGCAGCCCGCCCGGCGGGGTGGTGTACTGAATGGAGTCAATCGAGCGCACGCCCGTGGTGCCGTTGGCCAGCGACACGGTGAGCGGCCCCACGTCGGTGGCGGTGCTGTTGCGCACGCCGCTGCAAACGAGGTTTTGCCCGTTGTTGGGCACGCCCACGGTGATGCTTTTGCTTACGCCTTTGCTGTCGGTGTAGGCAATGATGGCCTGGCCGCCTTGCACTGCCGGGGCTACGTGGTTGACGATCACCAGGCCCACGCCTTCGCCATCGGTGTACCGGGGCAGGGTCTGCGTGTTGTCGGCCTCTTGCAGGTCGGTGCTGTCGCCGTCAATCAGCGGGTAGTAGCCCAGCAGGTCAAAAATGACGATGGAACCCGCGCCGTTGTAGGTGCCTTGGTTGCTCCAGAACGTGGCGCTGGTCAAGTGCCGGTGCTGGCCTGGCTGGATGCCGGGGAAGTAAATGGCGTCGTTCTTCTGGGCCACGCAGGGGGTGAACACCATGGGCGTGCCCACATGCGCATCGTAGGCAGGCTGGCCGCTGGCAAAGGTGGGGTCTGCCCACTGCAATGCGTGCGCGGTGCCCGCGTTTTTCTGGAACCTCTGCAGGTGCCACTGGCCCGCGTCGAACGCGGCCTGCAGGTCAGACAGGCTCTGGATCGGCATCGTCGAACACCTCCACCACGCCGTCCGGGTGAACCGGGCACGCTGGCTCTGGGCTTTGTGGCACAGGCCCCAGGTCGTGGCCGCAATTGGCACAGCGGTATGTCAGCATCAGTCCACCGTACCCGTCAGGGTTCCGGGGTTGAACAAAGGGGTGATCCCGGAGGACACGGAGCGCGTGGCGTCCAGTGCCCCGCTGTAGAGAATGTCGCCCGCGCCAGCACTCAGCAAGCCCACGCTGAAGTGGGTGACCACGGCGCTGCCTGCGGTGCACTCGCCGAACTGCACCGTGGCGGTGTTGCTGACTTGGTTTCCGGAAACCGTCCAGCCGCCTGCGGTGCGTGCCACGGCCACACGGGCATAGCCGGTGTAGCTGGCCTCGCTGGTGCTTTGCGTGCCCGCGTCGGTGGGGTCGGCGGTGTGCAGGGCAACGTAGAAGCTGCCAGCCGCTGCGCTGTTTTGCAGGCCAGCGGCGTCGCCCACGTTGGGCCAGTCGGTGTTGTTGAAAAGCAGGTTCAGCAAATTGGTTTCGCTGGCGTTGGACATGGACATTTGGTTGCTCCTTCAATACTGGACAGCAATGACTGTCACTCGTGATGTTCCGTCACTGTGCGGGTGATTTCGTCATTGCCGTCCCGCTCAACGGTCTGAATCGACTTCTTCGGGAATGCGTTATTGACAACCACGTCAGCCGGTTGCACTTGGTTGATGACGGTCACAGGAGCAGGGGCCGAGGCCTTCGTCTCAGGCATAACGGCCTCTACGTTAACCACTGTCTCAGGCACAGAAATTTCGTTGCGCACTTCTACGTTAGGCGCTGCTGCCGCTTGGTTGTGAACGTGCGTTTCTGACTTAACGTCAGGCGTGTTTACATAGTTGTTTATAACTGGCGCTGGCGCTGCTTGGTTGCGCGATTCCAGCGCAAACAATTTGCGCTCCAAAAGCTCGATCTGTTGGGCGTGTTTGTCTTCTTCTTGTGGCTTTGAACTATCTGCGGCGTCACCTTGCTGCATGTTCATGGGTTTGAGGTACTCGTCTCCGCCTGGGCGTGGATCCCAGCCCTCTTCATCGCGGTATTCATTCGGGCTCATCAGCCC